CCAAACAGACTGTTTTTACCCTTGATGATTCCACCAATAAGGCCGTATCCACCCCTTAGAACACCAGCAAGTTTTGATAATCCGGCAGCAACAATAAGGCCACCAATAACGGTGACCAGTGGGATAAGAACTACTTTTGTTTTTGTAAGCCAGTCAACTACGCCAAGAAGCGCCTTGCCCATCTTAAGGAATGCGGGGGTAATGGCTTTTCCAATTTCAACAAGGTCCACTTGGAATCCACGTATCATTTTGTTGAATTGCACGGCAGGTGTATTCATACCTTCTTGAATCGAAGCGTCCAAAGATTTCTTGGTTGCGTGCGTAGAGAAGTAATCAAGAATTCCCTTAAGTTTGTCAGGGTTTTCAAGAAGCGTTGCAATGGTAGCGAACTGCTTTGAACCACCAAACGACTTGGTAAGAATTTGCGATGTTGCAAACATCTGGTCTGTTGCAGAAAGTTTTCCAGCCATCCATCTAGAAAGGAATTCTGGCGTAATTTGATTAACGCCCCATGATTCTAATTGATTAATGGCACCCTGTTTTCCACCAGCACCCTTATATTTAGGGTAATTGGCAAAAGGATTCATTACCTGAATCTTGTTTCTAAGGTCAAGAACAGCACCATAAAGTCCACTTTGCCCTTGATATGTGGCATTACCGGACATAATTTTTTGCAATTCACCAGGTTTAATACCAATGATAGCCAATGCCTTTGCACCCTGTTGTGTAGGGTTAGCAAGTTGGTTAATACCGGTAGTTACTTTTGTACCAGCAACTGAACCAGTACTACCCATAGAAGTCATTAGGTCAACCCAAGCAAGCGTGTCCCTTGCGGACATTCCGTTTGCTTTTGCAGACTGCATCAAACCACGGGACATTGCGGAAATAAGTTCGCTTGGTTTAATGTCACCAGCACCAATGGCAGCATTGTAAAGTTCTGCTGCCTTTTCTACGGCATTTTTGTTGTAGTTTGCAGCATTCTTGTTGGACATTTGACCAATGTCCTTCATACCAGCGTTAATCAAAGAAGTAAGTACACGTGAAGATTGTTCAGTTGCTTGACCACCAGCAATATTTCCAACAACGCTAAGTTTTGCAACCATGTCTACGACGTCTTTTAATTGCGTCTTTGTAGCACCTAGACCGTCATTCCAGGAAGCCGTACCAGAAGCGGCACGGTAAATAATGTCAGCCATGTCGGTAAGGCTGACACCAGTTTTCTTAGCAATGTCTAGTGCCGTTTGATTAAGCCAGGGAAGTTCCTTCTTGTTAATACCCGCCTGTGTTACAGATTGGGTCATTAACTTATCGAAGTTCATGTATTGCTTAATACCTTCGTAAGCAACACCACCTAGTGCAAACGCACCCCAAGTACCCGCCTTTAAAACGGCGGGGGTTCCAAATGATTCTAGTTTGGTAAGGTTTTTGTATGTGGTTGAATAACCTACATTTTGTGCTTCAAGTGAACGTGTTACATCTGCTTGGCGCTGTGCAATGCGTTCGTCAGCAATAGCAAGACGGTCATCCATTGTGATGACCTTGCGCTTAGTTTCATAGTTTTGTTGCCAAACACGGTTATTTCTAACGGTGGAATTAGTTAACTTATCCGTAAGGTCGGTAAGTAAAGTTGTGTCGTATCCCATTCTTTGAAGAACTTCACGGTTCTTCATCATCAATGGAAGTACTTCTTTAATTTGACCGGCTTCTATTTGAAAACTGTCAGCAAGACCCTTAACTGCTTCGTCGGTAACAATTGCAGAATCTACAAAATTCTTATTTTCCTTTGCGGCATTTTGCATTGCCTCCACGAATTTCTTCGTGTTACCGGTCACATTTACATTTACATTGTTGTCTTTACTTGCCATAAAAGTGCCTTAAAAGGAGAAAGCCGCTACCCGGCGTGGGGTAGCGGCTATTGGTCTGCCGCCTGATTGCGTTACAGGCGGAAAGGTGGTTTAGAAGATTTTTGCAATTGTTTTCGCGACTTCTAGGCCAATCAATTCCGCAAGAACTTTAATTTCTTCTACTTTTTTTTCACCGTCCATTGTCATCGCTTTTTGCATTAAAGCAATGTCAATCAAGTAGTCAACGGTGCCCCGGTTCAGAATATTACGCGGTTCTAATCCAAGAAGTATCGCGTATGCCCCCGTTTCAATGTGGGGGTCTGAATCCAGGGACTTTAAAAAGTTTCGTCGGCTTCGTCGTTCGCGATATTACTCCACTTAAACAGACGATTAGCGGCGTCAATAAGGTCGCCTTCTGTCAAGTAAAGTGCTACGCAAGCGTCTACAGCACGAACCGCTTCAATCCCAAGGGCCTTGGCAAGGTCGAGGTCGAACTTGGTCCAGGTGCCATTGGGGTTATCACTACGAAGTGATAACTTGTTGTCAAAGTCGCCATCAACAACTGCAAAAATACCAACGCATGAATCGACAAGCATGTCGGCATTGGCCAAGAATGACCAGTCGTTGCCTTTTTGCTTGCGACGATTTTCAATTGTAGCATTCAACTTTGTTGCTGATACTGGCTTAAATCGTACATAAATTTCTGGGTCGTCCCAACGTGGTACTTGAATGTCAACGTATAGTTCGTTAACAATCTGTTCACGTCGGTGCTTCAAAGAAAGCAGGGGCGTTACTTCCGCAACTGGTGCGTCAGCAACAGCCCCCGCAGTCTCTGCAGTAAATTCATTTCCGTCTTGGTTTTCAATATTAAAATCAACCATGTGTTCCTCCATGGATTCGGTTACATTAAATTCTAACTGCTAGTCGCTTAAAAAGCAACTATTTATACACCAGAATTAAGGGTATTTGTGCCAGCGGCAGTAGTCTCACCGATTGTTTCAACGGCAATGTCAACCTCAAACATACGGGCTGCGTTGCTCATCGAGTCGGTTCCACCATCTTTAACGGCAATAATTCGGCCATTGTAGGTGCGTGGGTTTCCCCAGGCGGCACCAGTGTCGTCAAGTGGTTGAAGGGTGACAGTTGCCAACTTGTTTCCTACTGCGCGGTGCAGGTCAGAAAGACGGTCGTGGTCACGCTGTGTTTCGTATACCTTGGTCAATGTTACGTCCGAAATGGTCGGCATTGATAGGTAGGTGATTTCTGGGCCCATTCCGCCGGGACGGTGCTTGTTGACGGCTGCAGAAACGTCTCCGCCTGCAAACTTGTCAAAAGTTCCGTAGTCAACTGAATCAACAGTCAAAGTGGCTAGCCACTGCTGTTCTGAACCGTAAAAGTGGCTTGATACTTGTGTAGCCATTTAAATTCTCCTTGAATTAAAGTTTACTGATTAGTAAGGAAGCGGCGAAGTAACTGCGTACTTAGTCACGTTTACAGTGACCAATTCACCGAATGGTGACATACGAAGGTTAACAGCAGCATTGATTTGACCAGCAGCGATAGTTGCTGGGGTGTTGACTTGTGGGCCAACGTTTACTGAGAAAGCATTGGCAGGCGAATCGCCGTAAATGCTCTTTCGAGTCCAGTATGCCTGGCATTGACCAGAAAGTGCACCGTTAAGTGCCGAGAAGATGTGGCCCTTACCGTCAATTTCTTGGAATACAAAGGATTCGGCAATGTTGTCAAAGTCCTTGATTACTTGCATACGGAAACGAACGTTGTTTAGGTAGACCCAGTTGGTGTCTACTGCACATGAACGGAAGCCATAAACAGCAATGGTGTTTTGACCAGGTACAAACTTAATAACGTTTACGCCTGCAGCATTAAGGGTTCCGCGGTCATCTGCGCCCCATGCTTGGGTTACGTTTACTGCGTAGTTAATTGAACCATTTACGATACCGGCTGCTGGAACGTTAGCGTCGTAAGATGCGTCGTTTACAGCAATGTTAGCAGCAACGAATGCTGAAGGCGGTACAGTGCGGTTAAATACAAATCCGCTAGTTTGGGTTGGGCTGGTAGATACAACGCCAGGAACGACCAACCAGGGGGCAAACAAGCCAGCGTAGGATGGGTCATTGGCAGTTGACTTAACAACCGTTGCAGCGGCAGTAAGGTCTGTGACTGTAGCGCTGTTTGGTGCGTCAAGGATTGCAACGCGGTTGAATGCTGCAGCGTGGTTAGTCAGGGTTCCGTAAACGGTGTTGCTGGTGTTGCCAGGTGCTGAAACTTGTCCAGGTCCGAATGATTCGTTGAATACTTCAAGTGCAACTGCAACGTCTGCGTCAGCAGTTGCTGCGTCAGTTCCACCGGTTAGGTAGATGTTGGTAACTGAACCAGTTGAAGGAAGGATTGAACTTGCTGATGCTGATGAAGCAGTAACCATTGAAACATAGCCAGGAAGGCTGTTTACCCAGTTAATTACATCAGTGTCACTTCCAAGAAGTGGTGAACTTGCCATTGTGATGCCATTGTAAGCAATGGTTGCAAGGTAGGCAGTAGTTGAATTTACAGTAATTCCAGTGATTGACAGGATTACACCTGCTGCACCGGCGCTGCTACTGTTTGCCCAAGCACCCTTACCATTAGCAGTAAGAACAAACTTACCACCGTTGGAACCACTTGTTGCAGTTGCACCAGTTGAAGTAGGGGCAACGTTTGAAACGTAAGCGTTAATTCCACCTTCGCGGAAGAAAACGTCAAGTGAGTCGTAAAGAAGGGTGCTGTCAACAGTGACTGCGCCTGGCTTTACTGCGTAGCGACCAGTTACCTGGCCGTTAACAATTTGACCGAAGTACTTAGTAAAGTCTGCGATTGAATTAATTGGAACTGCGATGTTTGAAACACCTGCGGCATTACCAACGACAAACCAGGTGCCGGTAGGGTTGTTGCCACGGGTGCTTGCGCTGCTGGCGGCTACGTTAATGTATACGCCTGGGGCTTGATTAGCCATTAGTTATTCTCCTGTGGGGTTAGGGTCGACTCAGTTTCCTGTGTCTTTGAATTCTTGTTAATTACAGGCTTCTTGGGTTCTTCCTTCACTTCGCTTTCGCTTACTGAAGTTTCAAGACTTGCAAAACCTTGCTTGATGTATCCATCAATTATTTCGTCGTCAGTTACGCTGTAAACGAAACCGGGTGACATTGGTTGGCCACTGGCGTCATAAATGACGTGTGATGCCTGAATTAAAATCTTTTTCTTGCTCATTGTAGTGGTTCCTTCTCGACGGCGATGTTTACGGCTTCAACTTCTGGCAATGCAGAAGGTGCTGCTGTGGATGGTAGTGGCAAGCCACCGTGCATGTTCATAGCACTGCCTACAGTCACGACAAAACGAGCGTGGCCAATGCCAGTCGTTCTACCACTGCTGTGTTCGCCTTCTAGATATTCTTCGCCATCCCAAACGGTTGTTTCTGCAAACCCTTCAAGACCGCGTTTCTGTACAAGGCAGGTACGGATGCATGCTGTGTAAGCCTGCGTCAACGCTTCGGTTTCCTGCCAGTCTTTCGTTCCATAGACATAAACCATGGCTTCTACACGAAAGTTTGTTCGAATTGCATTTTGGTAAATTTGTGGACTTCCAACAGTTGTTGGGACACTGACCAAAACGGCCGCCTTCGCGTTCCTTGGAAGGGTGCGAAATTCGGGGCGGTGACGGTATTCAAAAGGAAGTTCTAAAACTTCACTTCCAAGAACACGATTAAATTCTGCTATATAAGTCGGTAGCCATTTTTGAAGGGTATTGTAAACCGCTTCTTGGACCGAATGCCCACCGTAAACAGGGCCATAGGCATCATCAAGGTAGGACAAATTCCAGTCTGTCCACCAATCACGCTGTGCTGCCATAATGTTCCTTTATCGTTTTTTATCTGTATAGGTTCGGTAATGGGCAGCAAGAGATTCAATTTGTTGAACCACTGCGAATCTTTCAGGTTCAATTTTGCGTAATTCCGTTTGTGACTTCATATCCCTGCTACGCCAGTCTTTTGCTGAAGCAAGCGCTTTTTCATGTTGTTCTGCAGTAAGTTTTGGTTGAACAGTGTGAGCCCATTCACCATAAGTCATTGGACGGTCATCAATTGGGGCACGGCCTTCGCGGGACCTACGTTCCGCTTTAACCTTATTCGCTTCCTTCATGTGGATGCGGTGTTCTTTATTATTCTTACGAACTGCTTTTGCGTATGCAGCAGCATTACTGTTAACACGGGAAGGCTTGGTGCGAATATCTTCTAAAAGATATTGACTAACAATTTCGTCTGCAATAAGCATAAACTTTTCTGTTATGTCAACAAAAACACGTTCTGGACGGTTGGCACCTATTTGATGACGGAAGCCGTAGTTTTCTTTCTCAGAATAAGAATCACTGGCACGTTTGTTACGTGGGTCAATAATTATGCGAAGGCTGTTTTCTGCAAATGTTTCAATGCGTGGGCTAGTAGCCGCTTCAAAAAGGTAACCACGGTTAATAAGTGGTTGGTCATTTGGATTGTCACGTTTTGCAAGTGTTTTGTCAGCAAGACTTCCCCAATTTTCGTGAACACCAAAAGTTGTTGAAATTCCTCCGCCTTTAAAAACTTCTTCTTCCATTAAACCAAATTCAGCGGTAATCGCATTCATGGCTGGTGCAAAATTTTTACCACGTTCAATCATTGTTTCAATTGTTACGCGAACATCGTATAATCCGGTTACTTCAAATCCACCTAAATTAGCCATTGTTAGCCGCGTACCCAAGGGGCAATAAGGTTATCAATCTGCTGGTCAATTTGGTCAAGATTCATTTCACGACGGGTCTGCGGTTCAAATTCAAGAATGATGAATTTTGCTGCCTGGAAAAGGCAGGCACGACGAAGCGAAGCGGGAACACCATGGGTATAACCGCCGTCATAAATAACTTCAATACGACTTCCTTCAGGGGCAAAAGTACCAAGACGAATCCAGACGTGACCGTCTGTTACATCAGGGCCTTTGATTCCGCCGTGCAAAAAGTCGATAGGCTGAACGTCACCGTAGGTACGCAGAATCTGCATAGACCTGATTGTGTACGTCCATAGTTCCGGATAAACCGGTGCGAATTGGTCAAGCCAGAAGTGTCGAACTAGGGTCGATGCACCTAACGCTACGGCTTGAGAAAGGCCAAGTGAACCATAAATGTCCATAGGCATGTCTGCGTTATTCCCATATTCAGATGGGTCAATACCGAATAGTCTGTCTTGATAGATGTGGCCCGAAAACGGTGCCAAGCGACGACCAGTGCGGTCTTCCAAGTGGGAAGTCGCCTCAACCAAAATGTCAGCAATGACAGTAGGTTCAAGGTCGACGACCAACTCAGGATAGCGCCTTTGAAGGTCTGCTACGCTGGCAAGCGAAACGGGGTCGTTATATTGTGACCCGTTATTTGCCATAGTAACTACTCCTTGGTTGTGCGCTTAGATTTTGATGCAGCCTTTGGGGCCGCTGGTGTTTCTTCTGCTGGGATGTGAAGAACTTTTTCAACTTCTTCTTCAACCTTTGCAACGACTGTTTCAACAGCCTTTACAACTTTTTCAGCCTTTTTTACATCCTTTTGAACTACATAGTAAAGTTCACCAGGAATAGAAAGAAGTGCGTGGGCCAAGCGTGGTGGGACTTCAATAGCCCCGGCGTCACCTGTTTTAATCCAAGTGTAACCTTCTGTACCGCCTGGTTCATTTGCTGCTAGTAATACCATGGTAAAACCTTTCTAAAGTAAATCCAGAGCGGCGGGCGGGGGAGGAACGAGGGAACCCGCCCGCCACACTGAAATATTTCTACCTAATTAGTCAACGATGAAGTTAGGGCTGTAAGACGTGTTGGTAGGTTGTACACCATTACCAGCCTTAGAGTCCAAAGCACTTGCAACGTTAGCAAGACGACCAATGTACTTAGGCGCACGAACAGCAAGCGTGGTGTCCGCAACGAATGCGAATGGCAGGCTGTCAGGCGATGCAGTAGTTGGGTACACGTTGATTGCCTGCATTTCACGTACGAATGGACGTACGATGTAGTTAGGGTCACGTGACATTAGGAAGATGCTCTGCTCACCGGCCGAAGTCAGTGGGTGCAGGTTAGCGTTTCCGTAGACGTAAGTTGCTGGAACTGAACCTTGAAGGTGTGAACCGTTCTTGGCAGTAAGCGTAGTTCCGTTGTCAACAATTGTGGTAGTTGCGTAAGCAGCACCAGTGTTGTCAAGGAAGTTTGCGTCTACAATACCGAGCAGGGTGAAGTCCGTGTTAGCAGGGCTGCTAACCGAAGCGCGGTATACCTTGTAGTGAGTTGGCTGTGCGCCTTCTGGTCCAACAGGTGTGCTGAACGAAAGTGTGCAAGCGCTTGTTGAAGGTGAAAGCGTTGCTGTCTTTGCAGCCTGGATTTCTCCGTAGCGAGCAATTACAGGTGCAACTGCGTAGGTGTAAGAACCTGTAAGGGTTCCTGTTCCTGTTGCAGCACCGGTTACAGTTGACATTGCGTTTGTGCGAGGTGACAAGAACGAAGTCTTGACGATTGGTACACCACGGTAAGTAGGTACAATCAAACCTGCTGCAATTTCAGTCTGGTCGATGAAGCGCTGTTGGTTAACAAGCAACTGTGCAAGACGGCTGTTTGCGTTAGGTGACATGAGGAACATCCACTCGCTGTTCTCGACAGGCTCAGCGACGTTGCTTTCAACAAGGTCAATGAGGAGGTCAAGTCCACCAAGAGTAAGGCTGTTTCCACCGAAGTCAATTGCGTTCTGGTCTACACCATCAACCCATGGGTTGAATGCTGGAGCGCCCCATGAAGAAGCACCACCGTAGTTGTCAATTGTTCCGTTGCCGATACCCTGTGAAGGGCCACCAGTAGATGCTGATGAGAATGACGAGCAAATTACGTCAAGTCCATCGAATTGTGGGTAAGGTCCCGCAACTGTAGGTGCACCAGCACCCCAGATGAGGGAATTCTCAATGTCCCAGTAAAGGCCACGTGCAGCACCCTCGATTTCGCGAGCACGAAGGTCGCCAATCAAGTCTGCAGTTACAGCCTGTGAGTAACCAGTTACAGCACCGACGCTTTGCAGCAAGCGAATTTGGAAATTCTCTTGTGCGTAGTTAGATGTTGATACTGGACGTGCACCGCCATCAGTGACGAATCCGCCCTGAGGAAGCGTTGTACGCTTGTTGAAGTAGTAAACTGTTGAGCCCCACTTGACTGTAGGTAGAGCACGAACAAGCGGCGCGTAGCGGCGCTGGTATTCGAGCAATACTGGGTCAATCTGCTTCTGAACTAGTGCAGCAGCACCAGCAGCAGTTAAGGCCTCTTCCAAATCGTTAGCCATTGCTAATTCTCCTTATATGTATTGGATAGGGGTTTATTTTTAATTGCTTAGAAGCCGCGGTCGGCTTGAGCAAACTTGTTTGCGAAGAATGGAGTAGAACCCCATACTTCATTCTGAACCTTACGGAATGCAGCAGAATTCATTTCTGCAAGCATGTGTGGGTCCAGTTCCTCCGACTCTGACAAGTCAGAGGCGTCGTTTCCGGTAGAAGCGTTGATGAGGCCCTTACGGAAGGTGTTTCCACCACGGTAAGACTCAACAGCGTTCTTCTTAGCATTAGCAACTGCTTCGGTAGCAGCCTTAGTGGCGGCCTCCGCAATCATTGCTGCAACTTGGTCGGCTGTAAACATATTTTCAGACACGGTGTTCTCCTGTGCTTCTATAGTTGATTCTTCAGCAGCAACTTCTTCAGCGGCAACCTCGTCTTCAGCAGCAGGTGCTTCATCAGCAACTACTTCTTCTTCTTCGGCTACAACTTCAGCAGCAGGTGCTTCAGGTGTTGATTCAATTGGCTTAATTGCAGCAGCAATAACTGCGGCAAGGGCCGAAAGGTCTGCATCGCTCAGCGTACGGACGGCAGCGGTTTCAAGCGTTGCTTCCTCAGCAGGAGTCTCTACAGGTGTGTTTTCATCGGACACTTCTGTCTCCATTTCTTCAGTTGGGGCGTTGTCGCTTGACTCTGCCTGTGGTACGGGGTCCCCACAAGTGGGGCAATACATGGCGTCCTGTGGCGTAGATGTGCCACAGTTGCCACAGCCGAGCGCATTTGCCGTCATTGATTCTGGCAATAGCGCTCCACACATGTGACAATGGATTGCGTCTTCCATAGCAGCAGCGCCGCATTCAGAGCATTCCATGTTGTTGTCGTTTGTCATTTCTTCATCCTCTGGTCCCATGCCACCAGCATCGCCGGTTGCATCTACCTGTGACCAGTCAGGCTTAGATAGGTAAATGTCGCCATCGTCATCTGGGTCAATTGCGTGCATAGCAGCAATGGCACCAAAAGCAATACGGTTGGCAACAATCCTTAGTTTGTGAGGGTCATTTGTTTGACCACTGATATTAATTGTATCATAGTCGTTAACAAGTGAAATAGAAGCATAGGCTTCTAGAATTTCTTGGAAATCGTTAGCAAGTTGTTCTTGTTCGCTAACAATGTTTACACCATACTTCTTTGCCGCAGACTTAATGCGTGATTTAATACGCGCTAGTTGGGCAGCAGTGTAAAGTTTGGCGTTCTTGTCTTGGTTAATGTATGACCAAGCAGCACGAACGTGACCGGCACCATTGATAGGATAACGCTTTTGCTTGTCCTTCTGGTATCCAGGGTCAGCGTAGGCAACATCGCCATAAGGCTTAGATGCGTCCTTTTCAAAAATCTTGTTTACGGCTTCTTCAACCGCTTCTTCCACTGCATCGCGAATTACTTCAGCGGCTTCGTGGGCAACTAATTCTTCGTCACGGGAAATAACTTCTACAGTTTCAACCGATTCAAAAATTGCTAGTTTGTTGTGTGATTCCGCAAGGGAAGCGTATTGGATTTCTGCACCCTCAACGCCTGGGCTGTTGGTGAAGTCAATACCGTGAATAGCAAGGTCGTCAGCAGTTGTTGCTTCTTGACCATCGGTGTGTACAACCGTTTCTGGATTGCCACGCCATTCACCACGAATAGAAACGCCCTTAATGAACTTTCCTGCAGCAAGGTTTGCAACGTCACGGCCATGGGCTGTGTTTGCAATTTCTGCTTCAAACATGGCAGAACCGTCAGCAAGAAGTTTTACGTTAGTAATGCGACCAACAGTTGAAGTTGCGTCGTCTTGAAAGGCCGCTGCGTGGCTAGTAGCCATGTTTAATGGCATTCCATTACCAGATTCAATCTGGCTTTGCATACGCTCTACAGCCTTTGCGATGTTCCCGCGGGTGTAAAGACGACGGTTTTTTGAAAGACCGGGCTTTAGAAAAATACCACGAATAGTGGCTGCCTTAGTTGAGGCCATGTTTGTCTCCTGGGATTCTTTGGCATCTAGTTTTTTAATAATTCCATTGACCCAAGAACGACCAGCATCCCCACCCCAGCCAAGCCAAGCAATGTAGCCAGCGGAAGGGTTTGAAGCGTTTGCCCAGTCTTTGCCCTTTTTGTCAACTTCGTGACGTGCAAAGTATGAGTGCATTCTTTTGATGGTGTCAGCGGAAATATTCTTACCATTAGAAAGGTCGCGTGCACGCGCAACACCTACCGCGGTCATGCCGCGATTGTGCTTTTTGCGCAGTTCTAATGAACGCGCAGCATTGCTTCGAACTTGTGCTGGTGGTGAAAAACTGTCTGTCATAATCTAATTTTCATCTTGGTGTAAAACGTTTTCCACGAAACTTCCAACGACTTACCTGCTTTAGGCGGTGTTGACGTTTGTATAAACGCTTTCTAAATCCGTGGTGCCTTGTTCGGCCCCATTGGGTTCTGCCGTATGCACGACTTGAACCTACTTCTTTTACAAACTTTTTTGGAATACCACTAATGCTTGGTTTTTTAAAACGCGCACGTGTTTGATAGCGCATGAAACGAATACCCATTGCGTGGGCTTTCATTGTCGTTATTTCACGCATATTGAATGCACGCGCTGCTGCGCCGGTTTCGCGCATTTTAATGGTGGTTTTTCTTAGGCCGTGATATGGGACTGACTTAGTGTGTCGCATCTGACCACGGGCCGCGCGGGCGGCTTTAAGGTTTGCACGTTCCGCAGCCAACTGTGCAGCAGTCTGCGAACCAGATGGATACTTTTTGTGCATTGCATAGGATGCAGCACGACCTAAATAGTTACCCATTAGCCTACTTCTTTAGATACCAATGCTGCGGCCTTGGCGGCAGTCATTCCCTTGTATCGGGTGAAGTTAAAAATTGGCTTTGTTTGGTCAACCTGTGGGAAAGAATCAACGTTAGTGATTCCACCTTCAGTAGAAACATTTGGTTCTTCGTTATTCATCTTCTTGAACCGTTTCGATTGTTTTGTTAGCCTTACCAGTGTTTCGTGGCTTCTTAAGAAGTTTGTTTGGTTCCTTAGCAGCGACTGCGGCCTTTCCACCACTAACGTTGCTTGTTGGTGCCGTTGTAGGACCTTGCATAGCGTTTTGTGGCGTTCCCTGAACCTTGGCAATATTAAGGTTTGCCGTAGAAAGTTCTTTAAGGTCTGACCATAGAACCATGTTCTGACGGTCAACAAGAATTGGGTCATCGCCACCTTCAATTGGTGGTTCGCCAATGTCTGCGCGGGCGCGGTTAATAGTCCATGAACCATTGCGGATACGCTGGTCACGAATTTGTTCAATAACTTCGTCGTCACGCCAGTCAACAACACCGAACTTCAATGTCCAGTCTTTGATGCCATGTGCTTGGTATAGAAGTGCGAATGAAAACTTTTCAAGAACAAGTTCCTGAATTGGACCTACGGTGTTAACACGGAAGGTCTTGTCTTGTGATGTTCCTGTACCACCACCGATGTTGCCTGATTCAACAACACCGACTTTTGATGGTGGAACACCATAGCCAGAAAGAATTTCGTCACGACGTTGCTGAAGTGTGCTTAACCAGTTATTAATTTGGTTAACACCCATTTCATTAACGATTGCGCCACCCTTGGTTTCAAAAAGGTTACCGATGTTACGGGCACCAAGGTTTCGGGTTGCGTACTGCTGTTGTAGGCGCTTCATTTCTGATTCAGGAAGGGCAAGTGGCCAGTCGACGTGGGCGCGCATTGGGTCACCACGCTTCATCGTTTCCTTAATCAAAGCAGCCGTAAAAAGCCAAGAAGTAATAGGCAGAATGTTCTTCTGCGTTGGGCTTACACCGTAAAGGGTGTCGCCTGGTGAATCAAACTTGACGTGGATAACTTCATTTGGCTTAAATCGTGCAATACGATTAGTAGCAGTCTTTTGAACGTATCCCTTAATAACACCATGCTCGTCGGCAATAACTGTCATTGTTTGTGGGTCAAGTTGGTAAAGGGCAACAGGTTCACCCATTGTCCATACGACTTCAGTAAAAGAATCACCAAAAATAAGAAGGTCAGTAACAATACTGCGCATCAATTGACGAACGTCATCTTTTGGGTTTATGT